GCAAAAAACATAACAGATAAAACTTTCAAATCATGTCTTAAATCTGAAATTTGATTTTGCTGTATGTCAATAATCTTATCAGTATGATCACTAATTTTTTTTAAATCATCAAAATTTTTGACTACTGATTCATTGAATGACATTTGTTTTGTTTCAAAGTTACTCATTAATTTACTCCCTGTTTAATTGTTGATGAAGTGAAAACCCAATCTCTAGTTGCATTACGATATCCCTCTCTCTCCACGTCGTAGTAAGTAAATATCGCTTGACCAGATTTATCAGTCCACATTCTACATTCATCTGTCCAGATACCCTCTCTCCAGATAAATTCGTCATTGTACTTTTTTGCTCTGTATCCAATTTTAAATTTAGTTCCTACTTTCATATTTTCTCCTTTTGTTAATAATCGCAGTATAGCACAATGGCGAGGGTATCGCCATTGTGCAAAGTGTCGCAGTTAGTCTTTTGTTGGACTTGGTAAAGCTGTCAATTCTTTATTCCATGACGTACCAATCTTCTTGCATACAGCGTCTAAAGAGATTGCCAAAGCCTCTGGCGTTCCACTCTCTAAAACTGTATCTAACGCTTTTTGTTTTAGGTCTTTTAACTGTTTTAATTTAGCACCCTCTGGTCTTCTCTCTATTTCTTTTTGAGCAAGGTTAGAAGCCCAATCTCGCAGTTGCTCTTCGCAATCTGATAAAGTAATTTCATCATTATCATAGTATCTATTACCATAATCTTTACGAAACTTTCTTTTGAGCTCATCTTCGTTTTCTGCTTTTTTCTGAAAAAATGTTTTAGCAGTTGCTCTTGCTTCATCTAACAGTTTTTCTGCTTCTCTAAATTTAGATATAATTTTATCTGCACCCATTTTTTTAGAGAGCTTTGCAACTGCCTTGTCAGTTGCTTCAGTTGTGTATTGTTTAACCAACAACTCTTGGTCGCTGATTAATGGATCAAACTGTCTTCGCACTTTGCTTTCAAAGTGTTCCAGTTGATATTTAGTCATTTTAGTCATTTATACTCCTTTGTTGATTGAACCTTAATTATACCAAATTAAAAATTTTTAGACCATTAGCAATAATGTCGCAGGTATCTCGACAAATTGTCGCGCGACAATTTGTCGAATTGACAGATTTTTTTTAGAATAATTCTAAACTAAAGGTGCGACCAAAATGTACAAAAATATTTCTTGAATGTAGGATTGTCCTGTGGTATAATTATATTTTATTAACTTAAATAAGAAAGCGAGGAAAGATGCCTAGATACAAAGTACACTACACCGCAGATATTTGGGAGAGTGTGATAGTTGAAGCAGAGTCCAAAGAGAAGGCCAAAGAACTCTTTGAAATACATGACGACAACTATTTTGAGGCTAGAGAAGATGAGCCAGAACAACATGGTATGGAAAATATCAAGGTTGATGTCGTTGAGGAAATTAAATGACGGACTTCAATTTGAATTCATACAGCACCCAAAAGGTGCTGTGTGAAGAAGCCTCAAGCCTAGACGATGCTATGTTTGATGCTTATTTTCCAAAGATAAGATTGTCTGAATTACTCTCCGAAGTAGAGAGTATGGACTGCGACAGTTTGGAGAGTATCATAAAAAAAGACTTTATGATATAATTCCAAAATCACTCGGTTGGGTGTCACACCGGTAGCTGGTACCCGTCTTCACCCGACCGAGACTGATCCCTGGTCTGTTGATTTAAACAGTTGTAGCGCGCCTTCGACAGACCTGGGATCAGTGGCGTTGAATATCCGAGTTGCAACTCGGATATTGTAAGAACCAGGATATCGGAATTAACCGAGTGCGCCTGGGCTGGTCCCTTCAGGGCCAGGGTAAAGGCCCAAGCCGCAAGCGTCAAGCATCAAGCGACAAGCGACAAGCAACATGCGGCAATGTGTACAATTTAAAAAAATTTTAAAAAGGTTTATAATAGATCAATTAACAAAAAGGAGAAAACAATCATGAATACAACTGAAGCTTTGAAGCTGGTAGGCGGCCTTGCTAAGCCGTCTAAGATGCCTGGATGGGCGTATGGTTTACCAGCTGCTGAATGTAAAACCGGCGGTAAATTAAAACACGTACCGGGATCAACTTGTGAAGGATGTTACGCAGATAAAGGCTGCTATATTTTTCCCGTGGTCCAGGCTGCGCAATACAGAAGGCTGGCGGCTATACGTAACCCGTACTGGGTCGAAGCAATGACAACTTTAATTAATTCTAAAAAGTCTAAATGGTTTAGATGGCATGACTCAGGAGATATTCAGGACGTTGAACACCTTCTAAAAATTTTTGAAGTATGTAAACAAACACCTGAAACTAGACACTGGCTGCCAACGCGAGAAGCCTGGACTCAAAAATACCTGGACCAGGTACCATCAAATTTAACATTAAGATTTTCCATGCCCATGGTTGACCAGGAAGCAGCTGGTAATTGGAAAAACACTTCAACCGTGGTGAGCGGTAAAGGCAGAACTTGCCCGGCCCCTGATCAAAATAATGAATGTGGTGACTGTAGAGCATGCTGGGATCCTGAAGTAAAAAACGTTGCATATGGTAAACACTAATATGTGGCATCACCCGAACTATTACAAAGAACTAGCTAAAAAAAGAAAGGAGCTCGAGCGCCAGCTCGAGCAGGAAGGAAGGAAGAATGAAGAGAGCGACAAGCAACAAGCATCAAGCAACAAGCGACAAGCGGTTGAGCAAGAAGGCCATGAAGATTCATGATGCCTGGTGCATAGAGAACGGATACCTGGAGCCACAAGCGTCAAGCATCAAGCTCCAGGGATCCAGATACAATAGTTCAGATTATGCGACAAAATGTCGCGCGACAAAATGACGCAGGGTCAATAAGCCACAAGCGTCAAGCGACAAGCATCAAGCGTCAAGCTACAAGCTCGCTAAAAATTTTTTGATTTTATCAAACCCCTGATGCAATGGGGCCTGCTTCAGGCCCCTGGCTACAAGGTTCCTGATTTCTTTTCCCTCATAAAGTTTTGGAACGTTAAGAGAGGCATCAAGAACCATGATAAAAGTATTCTCAGGATGCCTTACATGAAAGCCAATTTGGTGTGGAGAAAATTTAATCTTGTTAGTTTTTGTAACTTTTAATTCTATAGTGAAAAAGTGCCTAAAATTATTATAGACCAATAGATCAGGAGTACCGGGAACGCTAAGATTCTCCAGTCGAATAAGCGAAAATTCTTTAAAATTTTTTTTAATTTGTGCATAGAATTTGGTTTCAGGTTTCACGTGAAATTCACACTAACACGCTATTCTATTTTTTTCAAAACCTTACCCATATTCCATGATTCTGCTTTGACAGTGAAGACTAGTCGGTGTGTTTCTCTTACGCCAATTAGTTTATTTTCCATTAATTGTAAAGAGGTAATGTCATAATATTTTCCATCAGGTAGACAAACCTGAACACGTGCTTCACCTGCAACTTCT